ACCACCACGATTGACATTGAACGTACTATCGAGACTGAAGTCTTTGGTGGTGATTACAACTCATGGAGTGGATCAAACGTAACTCCCAGCTCAGATATTGCTGGCGACAGTACAACCTTTTCCGTAACCACGGCTGGAGATCCTTGGTCTCTGGAGATCACAACACGAGACGCAGGCGTTGTAGAAACAATCGACATCACAGAAAGCATCGACTCCACTTCTACCACTACCTCGCTCTCTATCTTCTCGCAGTAACACCTGCTTACGCAGAAGATCCCAAGGTACAAAACACTTCTAACCCTGTAGCTGCTGCCACGGGTAACGTGACTAACCAGGCAGTGCAATTCCAAAACAACGGTGCACCAAGTAGACAGATATTTGGTGCTAACAGTTCGTGTAACGGATCTACCATGACGTTTAGCCCCTTTTATATGGGTAACGATACCATACCGTACGAAGCTGACGGATACGTCCGTTCTAACAACTACGGTATGCAGATGTCCTTTATGATACCGCTTGACGGCGGCATGATAGAGCTGTGCAAACAGATAGCTAAACGGCACGAACAAAAGATGAGGCTAAACTACGAGATGATTCGTGCAATGAAGTGCACAGAAATTATGAAAGCTGGTTTTACTTTTCGTCCTGGAAGCCGTGTAGAGGTGTTGTGTCACGACATTATTCCTATCGTATCACTAAAAAATGATCGAAGCTCTAGTAAGCCTGTCGATAGCAGCGATAGCGGGCGGAGCAGCACTGAACAGCAGGCTGCACAACAGAATAAATAGCGTACATGAACGCATTAGCGCACTTGACCGCCGGCTAGACGGTATCGAACTTACTGTAGCTTCTGATTATGTTAAGAAGTCTGAGTTGTCCGATCTAATTAGCCGGATGGAAGATCACATGGTACGTATTGAAAACAAACTTGACCAGATCGTGCTTCGCAATGGCTAAGAAAAAGGCAACAGAGGATCAGTTTAACGAACTGCACAACCTCATTACAAAGGAGTTTCTTGCCCGCATCAAGTCGGGTGAGGCTACTACACAAGACCTGAAGGCAGCATGTGACTGGCTGAAGGCTAACGACATTAACGGTGTTGCCTACGAAGGTAACCCGCTGTCTAAACTTGCAAACGTTATGCCGCAAGTTGACCCTGAAATGGTACAAAGTAGACTCTATGGCAAACGGCAAAACGTCTAATTACTACAAATCAAACCCTACTGCCGCTGCTCGCCGTCGAAAGCAACAGCGTGCCTACAATAAGACCTCAGCAGGTCTAAAAATCAGAACTAAAGCTAACAAACTCAATCGACAGCTGGGTACTTACGGTAACCGCGACGGTAAAGATGCATCTCACACAGGACCTAACAAAGGTAAACTTGAAAGTCCTAAACGAAATCGCACTAGACCTCGCCGTAACCAAAAGTACGCATGACCCCTTTACTTCCTACCCCTGATCATTACCTTTACAACCTAATCACCATGACGTCTCCCGAAGCCAAGCGCCTTTGGAGGCGCAGCATTAAAGAACACTTTGGCTGCACATGTGTGTATTGTGGAAAAACTTATGAATTACATGAACTTACTCTTGATCACGTTCATCCTCGTAGCTTGGGCGGCGAAGACATCACATCGAATGTCGTACCAGCCTGTACCTGTTGCAATCAGGACAAAGGAAGTAACCACTGGCTCTCTTGGATGAGAGAACAGTTTGGAAAAAACCAACTTAGAGAATCTTTAATTTTATCTCACATTAGCTAATGGCAGATACCCCTAAACCGATACCATATTCTGAATGGAAGGTTAAAGCAGAAAAAGCATATAAACCAAATGAATACTCTGTTCGAGAAATGCTTCGAGATTGGGGGTACCCTTCAGATCGCCCTAAAGGTCAATGGACTTTTAATTTTCAAAAAGGTAGACTGCAAGGCAAACGTTACTCAACTAGAAAGCGTACGCGTGGCAGCGGTACAGGTGGACGACGTGAGCAATTAGCTCAAATATCTACGCCACCTGGTACTGATCGTCCTGCTTTTTTTGAAAAAATGGCAGAAGCAGGCGCTGCAGGCAGACAGGGTCATCACAGAACTCCTTTGTTTTTGTCTGGCCGTGCATTGTTAGAAATGTCTGAAGAACGTATTGCTCAATACTTTGAACGTTTTAAGCAAGCTGGAGTTGCTTTAGGTGACACCGCTGAAAACATTATGTCACTTGGCAAATCAGAGCACAGACAAGCTCATGCCGAAGGGGAAAAGCTTCAGCGGAAACTAAAGCAAATGGAGCAAAAGCCTAAAAAACAAAACAGAGTACAGCCTAGAGGTGGCGCTATGAAATTTATTAGCACTGCTCCTGACTTTTTTGACACAGGATTTCCTACACCTGGTGACGACAATCCATTTGGTGGTCGTACAATTGAATTGGATCCCCTTTTTAGCGGTGCTATCATACGCATACCTTAACCTATGACCGACGTTTTAACCGCCCTACAAGATGATTTCAAGCTGTTCCTGCAAGCCCTGTGGGCGCAGCTTGATCTACCGGAGCCTACACGTGCACAATACGCAATCGCAGACTATCTTCAGTCTGGACCTAAACGTCTTCAGATACAAGCTTTCCGTGGAGTTGGGAAGTCATGGATTACTGGAGCCTTCGTTCTTTGGACGCTTTTCAATAATGCAGAAAAAAAGATCATGATTATCTCGGCCTCTAAAGAACGGGCCGACAACATGTCTATCTTCCTGCAAAAACTTATTATTGAAACACCATGGCTTTCTCATTTACGCCCGAAGTCCGACGATGCAAGGTGGTCCAGGATAAGCTTCGATGTGAATTGCTCACCCCACCAAGCGCCAAGCGTAAAGTCGGTGGGCATCACTGGACAGCTCACCGGAAGCCGCGCAGATTTAATGATCCTAGACGACATTGAAGTTCCTGGTAATTCAATGACAGAGTTTATGCGGTCTAAACTGCTACAACTCTGTACTGAAGCGGAGTCTATCCTTACACCAAAGGATGACTCCCGTATTATGTACCTTGGTACACCGCAGACCACATTTACAATTTACCGTAAGCTTGCAGAACGCAATTACAGACCGTTTGTTTGGCCTGCCCGCGTCCCACGCTCTCTTAGCAACTACGAAGGTCTTATAGCTCCACAGCTACAGGAAGACATCGACATGGGTGCAGAAGCGTGGGATGTAACTGACCCTGATCGTTTTGATAATGATGATCTTATTGAACGTGAAGCAGCAATGGGACGCAGCAACTTTATGTTGCAGTTCATGCTTGACACGTCCCTTAGTGACGCTGACAAGTTCCCGCTTAAAATGCAAGACTTGGTTGTTACTTCCGTTAATCCTACCACTGCTCCTGACTCCGTCATCTGGTGCTCAGATCCAAAAAACGTCATCAAAGACGCTCCGATTGTTGGACTACCTGGAGATTATTTCTACAGTCCAATGCAGCTACAAGGAGAGTGGCACCCTTACCAAGAGACAATCTGCTCGGTTGACCCGTCGGGTCGTGGATCGGATGAAACAACAGCGGCTTATATCAGCCAACGAAACGGTTTTTTGTACTTGCACGAAATGCGTGCTTACAGAGATGGATACTCAGACAACACACTCTTGGACATTTTAAGAGGTTGTAAGAAGTTTAACGTTACTAAACTTGTTATTGAAACTAACTTTGGTGACGGTATTGTAGCAGAACTATTTAAAAAACACCTTCAACAAACTAAACAAGGTATTGATATTGAAGAAGTACGTGCTACGTTACGTAAAGAACAACGTATTATCGACAGTCTTGAACCTATCCTTAACCAACACCGTCTTGTTATTGACAGATCCGTAATTGACTGGGATTACAACTCTAATCCTGACGAAGCACCAGAAAAACGACTTATGTATATGCTGTTTTATCAAATGTCACGCATGTGCATGGAAAAAGGTGCTGTTAGACATGACGACCGCATTGACTGTCTTGCACAAGGTGTAAAATACTTTACAGATGCTATTGGTATTTCTGCTCAAGAGGCGGTTAACCAACGTAAACGTGAAGAATGGAACGACCTCCTTACTTCTTCTTTAGAAGATCCCCAAGGAAGTGCAAATCACCTTGTCTTAGGTATGAATTTAGACCAAAGACGACAAGCAAGAGGCTACAATAAAAACTCAGTCCCTAACTGGGTTTAATGCAAACCCTGCCTTATACAGGGGGAAGGGTGGACCTCCTGTACCGGGGACTCTTCGGAGTCCCTTTTCTACAGACCACCGCAGTAACTAGATTACTGAGACAACTTCTTTTATTTTTTTCATACAAGCCGCGACGGCTGAAACACTTTTACTACTGTATGTCCACCGTTAAACTCATCCATTACACCCAGGATGGAGATGATTTAGTGTCGTATATGGCACGTGTATCAAACCCCGATAATCAAAACAACACTGAGACCAGTGCTAAATTGATTAAGTATCTTATTAAACACCAACACTGGTCACCATTTGAAATGGTCAGTATGTGTGTAGAGATCAATACCACACGGTCTATCGCAGCTCAAATACTGCGTCACAGATCATTTAGCTTTCAAGAGTTCTCACAGCGTTATGCTGGGGTAACCGGTAAACCCGACACCCTCAGTGTACGTCGTCAAGATCATAAGAACAGACAAAATAGTATTGATGACATCGATCCATACACAAAACAAGATTTCCAAATAAAAGCAAGTCAAGTATACGATATGGCATACAAGCTGTACGACGAAATGTTGGCCGCTGGAGTGGCAAAGGAGTGTGCT